GTGCATGGGGATTATCTATCGAGGAGTGGGAAGATTGGCCAGACTGGTTAATCCTGAAAAAATATTCAGGGATTCAAAAAGTCAAATGTGAAGAAATTAATTCACTATCAGGTACGGTTAGTCAGATTGCTGCCATGGTTCACGCCTACCTAATAGCACAATCTAAAGAAGGTTCTAAGTCACAAAGTCTTAATCCTAGTGATTTTCTGCCTTACCAGTTTAAAGAAAATAAAAAATATTTTCTTGATCAAGAAACCGCTCAAATTCTGTTAGAAGCTATGCAAGCTGGCCAAGTGCCAGTCTTCGCCACTCAGATAATAGTCGATTGCGGACTATACGACGAAATAATTCAATTAGTAGGGGAGAAAAGCTAATGTCTTTGTCACTTGGTACTTTAGAAATCGGTCTAGGGCTAAATACATCTCAGTATGATGCCGGTATCAAATCGGCTAAAGACCAGCTTTCTTCCCTAGAGCAAAAAGTTATTACTCCCAAGGTCGATCACCGTCCGTTAGATGCCTTGAACCAGCATCTAACGGTTAAAGAGAATCATTATGATAAACTTAATAAAAAGATTATTGCTCCTAATGTCAATCACGTTGCATTAGAAGCATTAAACGAGTATTTAACTGTTACAGAAAAGCGCATCGATGAATTTAATAAGAAAGTCATTAAAGTTCAAGTTGATAACACAGAATTATTGGCACTTCAAAAACAATTAGAAGAAACTCTTGCTTTACAAAATCAAGTTATTGAGTCTTCTAAAGAAACTACTATTAAGCCAACAACAGACAGTCAAAATCTTACAAAACTTCAAAAAGACCACGAAAAAACAAATATTGCACAAGAAAAAACAAGAAAAAAAGCCAATCAAAACGTATCAATAACAACAAGTAATCAAAATCTAACAAAACTTGATCAACAGCATAAACAAACTCAAATCAAGACAATACCTGTTACAACAGAACAGCAAAGTACGATTCAAAAACCCAGTTCAGTAGAACAACAAAATATAACTCAAAGACCTGTTGCACCAGAGCAGCAAAATATATCTCAAAGACCCAATATTCGAGGTGGTGGGTTTAGTGCAATGGTGGCCGTGGAGTTATTGTCGCAAATTTTGTCAGGATCATTGACCAAAATTTTGTCAGCAGTATTACCAGCGATACTAAAAGTTGCTGAAACTAGAAAGAATTTTGTCAGTGCAGTAATGTCAATGCCTGCCAACTTTTTAAAGAGCTATTCAGAAGGCGCGGCTTACACTTACGCGGATATATTTACCAGGAATAATATTAAAGCTTTTGACAAAGAAGCAGGAACAAACTTGTATGAAACTGGTGGATCTGATCTCGGTAAGCTTGCTGGGAAAACAGTTAGAAAAGGCAAAACAGTATTAAACGAGCATTTAGAAACTGAATCGGCACAAAAAGGTTCTGAGGCTATAGCAGACGCAACTAAAAGAACAAAAGAAGAAATGGCAGAATTAAAAAAGTTAGCCATTGAATTTTATAATACTCAAGACCCTAGTAAAGCACAAGAGTTAGCAAAACAATTGCTAAAAGTATCTGATTCAATGAGACAAGTTGCAATGTCTCCTATCGATACTTTTGCTAATGCAAGAAAAGAACTAAAATCAGGTGAGTCTATCGCAAAAGCTAGAAAACAATCAGCAACAGTCCAACTAGACGAAAAAGCTGTAAGTGAAGCAAAAAAAATAGTTTTTGTTTCTGGGGGTTTTGCTGGTAAACAGGGAGAAGGAAGCAAAGAAATTGCTGAAAATCTTCAACCAAAACTAGAAGATGGGGTTTTAGTTATCCCTATTGCTAATAAAGCAACTGATTTAAGTACATCCATTAAAGATAATCCTTTGAAATGGGCTGGTGAAGCAGCCGCTCAAACGGTGGGGCAAGGATTGTCAGGGACTAACGAAGATTCAGTTTCAATGCTTGCTGCAGTTATCAAGGCTAGAGAATTAAATCCTAATGCTCAAATTGATTTACTTGGTTATTCTGCTGGGGGTTTTGTTTCTGAAGGTGCGACTAGATTAGCAAACCAAGCTGGTATTGAAAATATAAAAGGGGTAGCTATTGCTACCCCGTCAATGGTCGGGACTACTCAAATAGATAATTTTTCTCGTTATATGGGAGAAAATGACCCTATTAGACTAGCAGAACAAACTATGGGGGCATCAGATGTATCCAAGCAAAGTCAAGTTATTTCCGGTATTGCGTCACATTCTTCTTCTGACTACCTTGAAAACGCAGAAATTATCAAGATATTGAATAAAGAAGTTGATAAATTACAGGAGAATATTGAAGATATTCCTGATCAATTAGAACTATTTGATATGTCATCTTTGCAATTAAAACAAAGAGAATTAGTAGCTATTGAAACACAGCTAAAAGAAGTCAAAGAAGCTACAAAACCTTTAGAACATTTAAAAGTTGATAGTATAGTAGCAACCAATATTCCTAACATTAAATTAGGCACTGAAGAGAAATCGTTTGAGATTCCTAGTATTAGTTCAAAAAATAACCCGTCTAAAAATATAACAACCGACAATAAAGTTAGTAGCAATATAGGTGTTAAAGAAAAAGAACTTGTGTCACTGTCTAAACAGACAAAAGACCTAAAGTCTTTAATTCAAAGTAATCCTGCGTCTGCTGATATTGTTAAAGCACAGGCTCAAACTGACGCAATTAGAAAATGGTTTAGTGATCGTTATCAAAAATTAAAAACATTAATAGATTCTGGTGAATTAGATCAAGCAAAAAAAGTAGCTAATGAAATATTAGCTGCCAAAGAACAAGCCTCTTCTGATTTAGAAGACATACTAAAATTACTCAAAGAAGCTGGACAGCCCACTTCTATAGCTTCTGGGGGAGTCGGTGCTTCTGTTCAGTCTGCAAAAGGATACTTAAGTAGTACAGGAAAAAAAGTTCAGACTGCTCAAGAAACAATTGGTATAAAAGAATTATCTCCTATTAAATCAGGACTAATTCAACAAATTCAGAAAACTGGTGTCGATACTACTACAGTAGGCTTTAAGACTCTATTCGCAAAGGCTATAGAACAATCGGCAAAATCAATAGCTTCTGGTGGGAATAAAGAGTTAATAGAGGCTAATTTAGAGAAACTAATCTTAAGCTTAAATCCTGTTTTAGCAAATAAAAATAAGACTAAAGGACTTGGCTCTGACATTATAGAAGGGATAAAAATAGGAATTAAAAGCGAGTCTGGTGATTTAGATGCAGAAATGCGGGAAATTGCTTTAACCTTACCGAAAACAATTAGAGATACACTTGAGATTCAATCTCCATCAAAAGTTATGATGCGAATTGGTCGTGACATCAAAAAAGGTTTAATACTAGGACTAGATGGAATAAAAACTGAATTAAAATTTAAGGAGATAGAGATAAAAGATTTTGTCGGGAAAGTAAAATCTTTAGACCGTGAATCTTTAAAAACTAATGTCCAAAAAGCAGGGAAAGGAATTTTTAATGCACTTCCTAGTAATGTAAGAAATGAAGTAAAGTTTAGACAATGGGAGATGGAAGAATCTGCTAAACAAATGCAACCCCTAAACCGTGAAACAATAAAAACAAATATTAAACAGGTAGGGAGAAAAGTTTTTAATATTGGAGGGATTCTTGATAAAATTGATGATTTTAAAAGTAAAAGTAAGTTAGAGCAACTTAGCACCATTGCTGATAAAGTTCAAAGATCACTTGATAAATTACCAGAACCAATTAAGAAAGTTGCTGGACTAATAAGAAACGCAATATTAGGTATAGTTGGTTTTAACATTCTTGAATCAACTATTGGTTTATTAAATAAATTTGGAAAAGAAGCTTTTCAAACAGCAATTGAAGCAGAGCGGTTAGAAATGGCTTTATCCTTAACCACAGACGACGCTGAGTCTGCTTTATCTAGGCTAAAAGTACAAGCAGATAAACTTGGAACATCTTTTTTGTCTTCTGCCAAAAACTATCAGCAGTTTAGTGCTGCTGTAATGAACACTTCACTAGAGTTTCAAAAAGATAAAATTTTTGAAGGAATAACATTAGGATTGGCTACTAGAGGTGCTAATTCCCAACAGCAAGACAGAGCTTTACTAGCTATTACTCAAATAGCTGGTAAAGGTCGTGTTTCAATGGAAGAACTTAACTCTCAGTTAGGTGAAGCAATGCCAGGCGCGTTACAGATTGCCGCTAGAGCTTATGGTGTAACGTCTCAAGAATTTATTAAATTAATTGAGTCTGGATCAGTAGCATCAGATGAATTTTTGTCGAAATTTGCAACTCAAACTACTTTAGAATCAGCAGGAGGGATTAATGTAATTAATGACACGGCTTTTGCCCAAGTTGCAAAACTTGAAAATCAATTAAACTTGCTTCGCATAGAAATGGGAAAACCTTTATTAGAAGTGGCTAAATTAGGGATACCTACAGTTATCAGTGGACTTAGGACTTTAGAGGATCATGGAGATAAAATTGTAGCTACTTTTGTTTCGATGGGGATTGTCGTATCGGGTGTATTTGTTCAAATGTTACACAGGCTTGGTCTTTTAAAGTTAGGGCTAAAAGCACTAGGAGTTACCGCAGCATCTACAAAAGCATCAATTGCACAAATAGGTATAGGATTTGTTAAAGGGCTAGGATGGACTGCTTTAGTCTTTGGTGTAATGGAAGCTTTTAAAGGGCTTTATCAATACATCAACGCAGGCTCCGAAGAGTCTAAACGATCCCTTAAATCAACTCAAGAATCGTTACAAGAATTGAGACGATTACTAGAAAAACCTTTACCTATACCTAAAGCTTCTACTGTTATAACTGATAGTGCAACCGCAATTCAGCAATTTAAAAACAACAGAGAAAGAGATAAAAGTTTAGAGTTTACTGCGGGGGGACTAAGTGATACAACACAAATCTTAAAATTATCAACTGACACATTTAGTGATACAAAGATTACCGAATTTACGGGTAAACTTGACACATTGCGGCAAAAAGCGAAAGACCTCAAGATAGATGAAATCATAGCTAGTGGAGATGCTGACGTTAAAAAAGCTACATCTGTTCGTCAAGAAATTGCGAAAGTAAGCCAAGAAATACAAGCTTTAACGGAAAAATACTTTCCTCAAATTGGGCTTATTGTTAATGAGATAGCATCTACAGAAGAAAGAATTACAGCAATTAAAAAAGTTTTAGACGATCCAGGGTCTTCTAATTCCCAAAAAGATAATGCTAGTATCCAGCTAGAAATTACTGAAGTTCAACTTAGAAAATTAAAAGAATCGCAAGAAAAATATAACGAAGCAGTCAAAGAGAATTTAGTCAACTATCAACGATTAACAGAACAAATAAATAAAGTAGCAAGAGCTTTATCTAATATTGAATTTGTCTCTAGTGGTCGAACTATTTTGTCTGAAACAGATATTAAACGACAAGTTTTATCTGGGAACCTGAAGCCGTTTGAAATAGACTTGACCGTTAGAGAACAGAGCCTATCTATTGTCAAGGATCAGTTTAATTCGCTTAATGGATTACTGGCAACTAAAGAAAAAGAATTACAAAACACTCTAACAGATCAGATTAATCAGCGAATAACTGAGTTAATGCCTGAATTAAATGGAATAGATTTTAGAACGGCATTACAGCAGGGAAGTGTGTCACCAGAAGCTATAGGTGATCGGTTACAACAGTTGGGAGATCAAGTGCCTTTTGAATTAGAACAGGTATTAGAAACAGCTAAACAGCAAGCATCTATTAGACGACAAACTTTAACTATTGATAAATCAATTGTTGATACAGAACTAGAAATTGCTAACGCTAGACGAGAGCGCGCAAGAAATGCCAGACAAGCATCAATAGTCGGTGCCAATGTCAACGAGAGAATTGCTACTTTAAGGCAATTACCCTTTGGGGGGCCAGCTGCTTCCTATCGGGATGCCTTATCAGAAGTTCACAACCAAGAGAGATTATTAGGAGAGGCTTATCGTCGATTAGAAAGTGCGTCAGACGACCCTAATGTGATTCAGCAAGAGGTTGATAATACCCGATTAGCCCTAGAACAAGCCCGCGCTAACCTATTACAGCAACAAACATCACTACAAGACTACTACCGCAACCTTGACCGTCAGATAATCGACTTTAATCGTCAGATTGAGGATTACAGAAGACAGATTGAAGATGCTCAACTGTCAGCTTTTAGAGAAAATCGTTCCCTATCTGAAAGTTACACTGATTTAGTCAGAGAACTCGATAAGAACCTCTTAAATGCCCAAAATCAACTACTAGATACAACTGATAGAATCAGGGTACAGCAAGTCAAAAACCGGTTATTAATACCCGGTACAAGCGACGCTGGTAAAGAATTAGGTGACATTTTCCTAGAATTTGTACAGGGACAAGCTGATATTGCTAGTCGCGGACGCACCTTCCAATCTCGAACCGAGGAGATAGAAACTTCCTATATCTCTACCCTAAGAAATATTCGTAACTTACAAGAGCAGCAGCAAGACGCTGAAAGAAATAGACTAAAAACGATTGAGGATATTAAACGGACTCAGGAAAACCTCAATCGTACTCTAGCTGATTTAATCCGACAAACCAATAAAGAATTAGGCTTTATTCCCCAATCAATCAAGGATATTGTCACAAATCTCAATACACTTCCAGAACCAATCAAATTAATCAATTCTGAGTTAGTGGCTATTCCCCCAAATATTAAGACTTCTGGAGAAGACTTAATAAAAAGTATAGAAGAAACTGCGGAGGGAATTAGAAAAGCTAAGGAAGGTTTGATACTACCAGCACCTAGTAATTTCACCCCTGCTCCTGTGTGGAATGGGGGAGGGTTTTTACCGCCGCCACCGCCACAGTCGTCTTCAATTTCCAAGGGGTTAACACCACGCGGCCAAGAATTATCTCAGCATTTAAACAATCCTCGCGTCAAAGCCTTTCTTGATGTTATTGCTTACGCAGAAGGTACTGCCAAGATGCCAAATCAGGGATATAACACCCTTTTTGGCCATGGACAATTTAGTTCTTTTGCAGACCATCCACGCCAAAGAATTCCGTTTGGATCAACCAGTTCATCGGCATCTGGAAGATACCAGATCATGGATTTTACATGGAATGAAGAAAAAGCAAAATTAGGATTAAAAGATTTTTCTCCTGTCTCTCAAGATTTAGTCGCATTAAGCCGTATTCTAATGAGAGGTGGATTAGACGAGCTTCTTAAGGGAGATATTCGTGGGGCAATTAATGCAACCCGCAAAGAATGGGCATCTTTCCCAGGGGCTAATTACCCAGGGCAAGGCATGAAACGGATGGAAGACCTGTTAAAGGTTTACGATCAGTCTTTACGAAAATACCAACCAAATGCCCCTCGTACTCAATCCGAACTAGACGCACTGCGATATGACGGCAATCCTGCTAACAGCGGAGCATCAAACCGTATTCGACAAATCAGAAGAAATCAAGGCGGTTCACCCACTCCATCAACTTCCACCCCTAACCCTTCTCCATCAGTTCAGCAACAAATCACCAACAGATTACCAAAAAATATTCAATCTGTTTTAGTTCAAGAAGTTGGCGGAAAAACTGTATATTCTAAAAACGCTCAAACACCCCCAGCGTCACCAGCTAGTACAATTAAAGTCATTATTGCTGATTTGATTGCCAAAGAAATAACAAGCAGAAAACTTTCCTTAAAAGATGCTATCGCCATAAAATTGCCTTTGGTTGATCCACACGGACAATTAAAAGCCAATCAAGTTAAAACAGTTGAACAGCTAGTACAGTTAATGCTAGAAAAGTCAGATAATACGGCAACTAATGTTTTAATTGATCGGCTAGGTGGGCTAACCAAAGCTACAGAATTAGCCAGAAAAGAAGGTTATAAAAACACTACTATTTCTAGGTATTTAAATATACCAGGCAGTGGAACTCCAAACATTTCAACAGCACAAGACGTAACGTTAGCTATGCAGTCTTTAATTAAAAATCAAAATCCTGCAAGTCAATTAGCTGAACAATCTCTGAGACAAACAAGAAATTTTAAGTATAATAATGAAATCGGCGGAAAAATTGGAAATAACTCTAAAGTTATTGGTAACGTTGGACTGGTAAACATTAATGGGAAAGAATATATTGTAACTGCTTATGCAAACATTAACGGCAATCAACTAAATAATCGAAAAATAATAACTAATGCTACTAATGCAATTAGCCAATCCATTAAAGACTCCACCTCTAACCCTTCTCCTGCCCGTGTTTTAACAAAAGAAGAAACAAAAGAAGGAAAAGGCGGTCCAGAATTTAGTAGTCCTCCACCTATAGCCCAATTACCGGCTCTACCTAATCAAAACCGAGATAATTTCTGGGATGCCGATTTACCACCGGTTCTCAAAGAAAATCCGATTAACTTCCAGAGTCCTAATTTACCTCCCGTTCCCAATCTTCCTACGGGTAATCTTGGCGCATCGGCTGATCAAATTCGCAACGCTGAAACAGCCAACCAAAACGCTGAGGAGTTTTCAAGACGGCTAGAAGAGCAACAAAATCTAAACAATGCTCTTGACAGATCAATGAAATTTAGACGGCAGCAAGAGGAAGATGCCCGTGCATTAGAACGCACTTTAAGAGATGCTTCCGAGAATGTCGCTGATTTGACTATCAACTCTAAAGGGTATCTGACAGTACAAGAAGAAATTAATAAGAGTGCTACAGAAGTCTCTCGACAATATCGCTCTCAGATTGAATCACTAGAAGACCAGCGACGGACTTTACTTTTAAATGCTGAGGCTCAACAAAAATACAGCGACGCAATAAAAGAAATCTTAGGAGAATTTCAAAGAAAAGGTATAGCTCTCCCCCCTGAATTTCTCAAAGAAATGACAGATAGTATTGATGCTTTAGCTAAAAACGCTGAATTAGCTAAAGAACAGGTAACAATTCTTGATCAAGCAATTGAACAATTAGGCAGAAATCAGGGAGTAGCTACCTTAGAAGCATCATTTAGAAAAACCAGAGATACAGTCAGGAGTATTCGTGATCGGTTAAATGATTTAACTATCCAAAGAATGCAACTAGAATTTCAGTCTGGTTTTGGATTATTTGATAATTCTGCTATCCTTGCCGAACGTATTAGCCTACAAAAAGAAAAAGAGGAACTAGAGGATTATTTAGAACCGTACAAAGACTTGCCACAGTACGCTGAATATGTGGCTAATATTCGCTCGGAATGGGAAAAACTTGCAGAATTAAGATTAGAACGAGCGGAGTTAGACGCTTCCCCAAATCGTGGCGCAGCTGAAAGCTTTTTCTCTGACATTAGAGAAGGAAAAGGAATAGGATCAGCTTTTAGTAGTCTTGGATTAAATATTATGACAAAATTTGTTGAGGGTATTACCAAGCCTGCTATTGATGCTCTAACTTCTGCTATCGATGGATTTACAAAGCCAATTACTCAAGCTTTTGAATCGCTATTTAATGCAATCATCGGGCCAGTAGGCAATTTCTTCACTAACGCTCTAAACAGTATCTTTAAACCAGCAGGTAACATCTTTTCTTCTATTTTTGGTGGCGGTGGCGGAGGTGGCTTATTTAATGGACTACTTAGCGGAATAACAGGGATTTTTAGTGGAGGACTTGGGGGACTTGGTTCGATTGGATCACTTGGTAGTGTAGGAGCCTCTAGCTTTGCTTCTGCTCCGGCTTCTGCCTTTTCTCTAGGTACAGGATTCAGCCTATTTAGTGATGGTGGGAAAGTTGGAGATGCTAATGTTCCGATAGAGAAAAATATCATTTCAGCTTTTCAGCGTGAACGAGCAATGTCGGGAGGCCGAAAACCTCGATTAATCGTAGCCAATGAAGATGAATTAATTCTCAACCCTAAAGAAACAGAAGCCTATCTAGACTACAGAAATAATGCTCCTATTAAGAACTATGCTAATGGAGGATTTGTCGGGGGTAAGCCCAATTACTCCACAACTTCAAATAACAATAGCTCTAATCAGTCTTTGGTAATTAATAACACCAATAACGTGACTGTAGAATCACGGAATGATATGGGTTATAGTTTGAATCAATTGAAAGAACGGGAAAATACACAAAATGAACGAACTAAAAAACGATTCTTTGGGTAATCAAATTGTTACCGAAGCTCTTGAATGGCTCGGTACTCCTTGGTTTCATGGTCAATCGCTTAAAGGGATTGGAACCGATTGTGTAGGATTTATCGCTGGCGTAGGGATTGAAGTCGGATTCTTGCCCCATGATTTCATTATTGAAAACTATGAACGGATTCCCCGGAATAACTTCTTAGTCAAATTTCTTGATCGGTTACTAGATAGAGTTGAAGGTGATTTGTGTAAAGGAGATATTTTGATGTTTCGTAAGTCAGGAGTAAATGGTCATGTGGGGATTTATCTGGGAGATAGTGAGTACATTCACGCTGACTCAATAAATGGCGTGATGAAGACCTATATTCATGAATACCCGCCTGTACTAATTTATCGAGTACCTACTTTAGGAGTGGTAAAATAATAGAAAGCTACCTTTATCCCTTTGCCCCAAACAGAATGACAACGATACTTAGAATAGTACAGCAATTTTTAGACTCTGGCAATAGTGATAAAGCTAGAGAAGAAATTGATAGAGCTTTCGGCAATCTGAAAAAGGTAGATAGTCATGTTAGAGAGTTTGCCGCTCTGTTGACACTGGGATCGATCGAAGCTTTAGAAATCGGATTAGGAGTATTGGGACGTAAGCTTCTACAGAATGACAGCGAGATTAATAATGAGGTTGTTTGGTTATTTATTGCGTCAATTTTATCTCGCAATAGTATTCCCGCTGATAGTCCATCTAGAATCAGCCTACTTGTTCTTACCGCTTCTGTCAATAGTTGGGGATTACCAATTTTTGCGCTTCTTGCCCCTGCCCTCGACGCTTTTTTTAAAGTTAGTCTTGCGGACGGAACCCCTTTAATTGCCGAACAAACTCTTGATTTTTTGACCACTTGGGGAAGAATTTATGCTAAAGCACCTCATGTCAAAACACAGCTTCAAGAACTTCAATCTCTTAGTAATAATCTATTAGAGCAAGTAGATGACTCAGAGTTAAAAGCTGAATGGTCAGAGGGAATTAATATATTTTTTGAAGAAGCCAGTACAACCAAATATTCCGATAGTAATGTTTTTTCTGATAGTGGAGAATTGATTAAAAAAATTTATTCGTTTTTGGATCGTGAAAAGTTAGAATAAGTTTACACAATAGAGGAGGATTGATTATGTCCTGGTTAGATAGATTAAAACAAGAGAAAACGGAGCTTGAAGAAAGGCTAACTGCTTTAAACAAGGCGTTGGAATCGCCACATGAAAGCATTTCATTAGAGCAACTAGCTCTTTTGGAACAGCAATCAGAGGCAATGCAAACGTATTTGGATATTTTGGTAAAGCGTTTATCGTTAATAGAAAGCGCCAATTCAAAAATGAAGTGCATCAATGTCTGATAATAATTCATAGAATACCTCAAAAGAGGTTCGATAGTCAAGACATTTTCGAGGACGATGATTAATTAATTCTACAGCTTTTTGAATTGGCGTAGTCCCTGTCACAGTTAAAATCATTGAGTATGATGGAGAGTTTAACTTAACGAGGTATCTATCATGTCCACCGCCCGCCATATCCTAGCACTTCTAAAAAGTCATGTAGAAGGAGAAGATCAGCAATTTTATTCTGATGCCCTACAGATGGCTGCACACGAAGCAAGACAAGGACATGGTAAGTTAGCCCAAGAAATTTGCGAATTAATTGACCAAGCAAAGGCTAGTAAATCGGTTATTGAAAAAAATCTGATCCAATTCCCTTAGTACAACCAAAAGGATTTTGATTGTAAATAACCTTATTGACAATCAAATTAGAAGAAGACACTAGATATACTTAGCATATTTAAATTAAATACTGCTATCTGCTTAGATGATCGTTGCCAGTGATTCTTTAAAAGGCACTGGATAGCTTGAATTTTGAAAAACTCGTACTGTGTAAGCCGATTGGACTGACCCCCAATCGGCTATTTGTTGTGCCTCTGTGTAAACGACGCTTCGGGCTGACAATACTGACCATTCTCGTTTTATTGTGTTTCCATCGTAAATTCTAACTACATAGCTGTCCAACTCTCCTGCTGCGTAAGCAATATCAATATAGTCGATCCAACGACCATCTAACCGCGTCCGTCGATACCAAGTAATAATTAAATCGTTGTTATCTTTTTCTCCTCTTACAGCACAAGGGAAGGGCTTCAATCCTTCTAAGGTGATTGTGTGAGAGACTTCCTCCTCTATATCAGTTTCAAGTAATCCATTAGGAACTACTTTTAATAAATATTCTCGATTAATATCAGAAAGATTTAAGGGGTATCGAACTAAATAATTAGTTAGTAACACGAATTTTTCTCCTATTATATGCCTAGAGATAGCCGGTTCAGTTCCTTTGACTCCACGAATTGTATATGAAATATCAAAGGTTAGGGGATTATTGGACACAATAGCAGCATTTTTAAAAGCTATAATTTCTCCAGTAGAAAACCAGCCTAATTGTTTGCCTGATAGAAATGTTTCAAGAGTAACTGGCTCTAATTGCCCTGAATTCATGCTTACTCGTATCCAATTTGAATCGTCAATAAAACTAGGAGAAGCGTTGTTAAAATTTGGGGAGAAGCTTAATACAGTACCAGTTACGCTGTTGGCAACATTGCCAACAGCAAAATCATAGCTTAATCCGTTGTCATCAGAATAAAATAATGCTCCTCTGTTAAAACTAGAGTTACCTTCAATCGCCACATAAATTCCCATGTCTGCATCTCGGCTACTAACTATTGGGCATTCAATAGGAATAGCGTTAGCGCGTCCGTAGGGACGAGGAATGTTATTGTCTGGTGGAAATTCGTTATAGGGACGAGGAATGTTATTGTCTGGTGGAAATTCGTTATCTACAGGAATATCTGGTAAATATCCTACTCCTTGAAATCGAGTAGCTTCAATTTCAATTAAATAATTTACTCCTCTTACTTTCTTTGTAATTTGCATCAATTCTTGATGATAATTGTTATTATTATCAGTAAAAATTATATCCCCAACCTTTAAATTTTCCCATGCTGGTAATAAAAACATTTTTGAAAAAGTTTTTGATTGCGTTTTCCCTAAAAAAAGAATTTTTGAGGCGATATTCATGAAAAACATATCTATATCTATTAGTTTAGTTTGAAAACTAAGCTCGTTTGTGTGAGTATCTGATGGGTCTTTAGCTACTGCGGTAATAGTTTCATAATTTTTTAAAACATTTAGCCCGGATACCGTAACAGCACTAGGGGTTTCTCTAAAATGAGTCAGTTTTTTTTCATTAAGGTCAATAGGATTTTCTCCAAATTTTTTAGACCCAAAAGAGCTTTTAGGGATAAAAATAGGATCAGATGATTGTTCTTGTCTTTTAAAAATGATTTTATCTTTTGGCTCCCCTGTCACAATAAAAAAAGCTCTCATAAGTTCTTCTAACTGATCAGCAAAAGATGTCCCATCAAACAATAAATCAAATCCTTGAATTTGGTAATCATTAGGAATATCAGTTACGTCAATTTGATCGTCTGTTCTACCAGCTAATTTACAAATAGTTTTCAAAATATCTTTTATTTTTGGATTGTTTCCACTTTCTCCAATCACTTCAACATCAATAGTAGGAAATCCAGTGCCGTCATAATTAGCAATCGGATAATTATTAAAAAGTAAAAAAGACATTCCAGTAAAAGCAGGTACTGGGTTGGATTCTTTTGACTGAATTACTGACGATGGTGTAGTTTGATTGCCAGTATAAATAGTTGTATGTTCAATAAATTTTAGGCTTTTTTCGTCATTGGTTTCAGAATTGTAAACAAGGACGCTATTCATCCAAACTCGCCTAACAGAGCCAATTTTTCTAGCAATTGGATAAGCGGCTGTCAAAAAATAAGTGTAAACTTCGGTAGTTTGCCCACCACCACCACCTTTTCCGCCTTGTCTTTCGGACGTGACGACTTCCTTAAGAGGAATCCCCCACATCATAGTTAGCCCTTCTTTCCTCACCCTTCCAAAAGGATAGGATAGGCTTCTGCCGTATTCAGCATCGGGAACACCAGTATCCTCAATTTTTCCTTTTTGTTGGGTAGGGGGTTTAGGAGCAAATAGAGATAATAATAGGTTAGCTCCGATCCCTATTGCTACGGGAATGAGAAAATTAGCCACGGCTTTTTAAAAGATAGTATTTTCTCTATTCTAAGTGGATTGGGCTAGATTTGCACTAGCGTGGAATCACTCTACAGATTTACAGTCTGTCGCCTTCGACTACTCGGCCACCAATCCTTGTTTAAATTTATCTTACTATAATTCTTAATGCTTGTCAATCATATTGGTTTTTGATTCTTGATTCTTTTGAGATTCTTGCAAATTAAGAAGTTGAAGCATTGCTTCTCCTGCGTCTTTACGCGCCATGTTACAAGTCCAGAGTCTTTGTTCATTGCGCTTGATAATGATAATTTCTGTATTAGAAACTAAACAAACTAAACCATTTTTCTGTTTTATTAGTTGATTAATAGCTTCTAATTTTTGCTTTTGTTCTAATTCAGAAACGGGTTGAGGGTTTTCTCCATACTCTTGTGTGGAGAAAACAACAGCTAACATAAAACTTTTTGTTTCTTTAAACTGAAAACGAATAATCTGCCAACTAAATTCACCATCAGGCTCTAATTCTCGATTCCAAATATTTAGAAACCTTTCTAAATAACCTTCTAATCCTTTTTGAGTTTGACGGTTTTTATTAATATCACTGAAAAGTCCTTGATGCTGTTGAGGATAGTTTTCAACAGGTTTTACTGACTCACTATCTTGAATAGAGTAAGAATGACAAGAATTAAATGGAAACATAAAGGGCATATTGATTGCTATCAAGATATTAGGAAAGTTTAATAATTTGTTGCAGATTAACTATATTAGATTTATTCTCTGTAAAAATTAAGATTACACCAAAAGGAATCTTTCCAAAAATTTATCAATTTTATATTTTTTTCAGCTATTAATTTTCGCCAAAGACGAAAATTCTCAAAAAAATTATACCATCCAAAAGGAACATCTTCTCTAAGGGTAGTCCAAATAATAGGTAAATAGCTGTCGATAGGTTTATAAAGTTTGTTACAAACATAAACATAAAAACCAAAAGACAAAGTGTAAAACAACCCTTTGGTGATTAACATAAATCCCCACACAGAAATTAAAAGCAAATTCAAGATTAAGGTTATCGGTTTTATTTTCATTTTTGGACTTCAATAGATTTTAAAGTTATTACTACATTACTTTACCACAATTAAAGTTATTTGTCTATAACTTTGATAAAAAAATAAATTAGATTTATCTTTTCTGCCGTCAGTGTTTTGATTTTCATTAAGATTTCTACTAATTTATCCTTAAGTTCTTTTTTAGTGGGTTTTGTGTTAGTTGGTTTATAAATGAAAGTTTTAGCACTTCCATCTTGTTCTATTTTAGTTAAAGTGTATTTTTCCATGATCATAGTGCCTTCTTTTAGGTGTAGGTTTATCTTAATATATCTAGCCCTCGATTTCTAATTTTTTGGGCAAAGTCTTTATTAAATACTTTTGATTTTTTAATCACAGTAATCTGATTGCTTGGCCAGTATTCTAGCAGAAAATCAACGAGTTCTATTGAAGTTGTGTGTATTCTAGCTTTTTTGCTGCATCCTTTTAGTAATTGGTAAAAAAGAAATAGTCCACTAAGCAGGTCTTTTTCAATTACCCAAAATACCAATCTAATTAATGTATTGCTAAGTCGCCAGTGTTTTAGAAGTTGGCATAGTTTTGTTTCCTCTAATTGCCAGTAACTGAAAAAATCCAAAACATTAGAGATTACTGGGTAGTCGCTTCTACTTACGAAGTCAGATACTAGAGCATCGATTGCTTCTAGAGATTGACACATCCCGATAGATGCAATCGATAATCCCTCTAATTTATATCCTGAAATAATTTGTAGCATGGTTTTAAAGTTTTGTTTTGTTTTCTTGCCTTAGTTTGCCTTGCCTTGTAATCGTTTCAATCTCTAATAAGGCTTAAGCTTAATTGTTTCAGTCGGGCCGGGAGATAGCCTTTTGTTTCGATCAAGTTTCAATCCTTAGTTAGGCTAACCATGTTCTCAAGAGAAATCCTAGCAATAAAGTTGGTATTGCAATAAGATAAATTTCGTGATTCATTATTTATTCTTTATAATTATTAATAGTTTCCCAGAAATAAATTACTAGCAGAGATTTATTTCTTTTAAGTATTAGCTCTTGCCAAAAACGAAAACTTTCAAAAAAATTATACCATCCAAAAGGAACATCAACAAAAATACTATCTAAAATGATAAGTAGATACCTCTCGACAAAATTGCGTATTGTTAAGATTAAGATTAAAAAACGTGGTTTTATTTCCATTTCTTTTAGTTCCGCTTTGGTTAATTTTTTCCTTAAAAATTGACTAATCTTTTTATCTAGTTGTGTTTGATTCATTGTTTTTTTCGGGTTTAATATTTAGTTTAATCTTAGTAAGGCTTAATCTTAATTGTTTCCTTCACTCTGATACAGTCTTAAGCCTGTACCCTCAGTTTCAATCCCTAATAAGGCTTAAGCTTAATTGCTTCCTGAAACCGTTCCCGTCAGACCAGTTCACACATATGTTTCAATCCCTAATAAGGCTTAAGCTTAATTGCTTCGCCTTTACCAGACCGGCATAATTCAAGGAATTGGCGTTTCAATCCCCAATAAGGCTTAAGCTTAATTGCTTCTCGAAAAACAGCCAATATCTCACAGATACAGATTATGTTTCAATCCCTAATAAGGCTTAAGCTAATTGCTTCCAATACCCAATTTAGTCACGATTCCCCGGCAGTGTTTCAATCCCTAATAAGGCTTAAGCTTAATTGCTTCAAGATACTTTGGGAACGATGATAAATTCTTTTTTCTTGTTTCAATCCCTAATAAGGCTTAAGCTTAATTGCTTCATCCCCATAGGGCGGCCTGAAGATTGCGATCGAAGTTTCAATCCCTAATAAGGCTTAAGCTTAATTGCTTCCCATCTTCCTTTAGCCCTTGATGTAAAAGGGTTTCGGGTAAGGATTGCGCCCCATTCGCTAAAATTCAGTTTTCAAGGTTCTGCTCATTCCAAAAAATCAGGCTAGTAAATCCCAGATTGTAAGCTGGTCGGGGTTTTCGGGGATTGCGCCCCGTGATTTTTTAGAATTTCGCTTAGATGCCTTATTGAGTAAGGCTTCCGGGTTATTTATGCCGTGGTTATCCTCGCACGGCTGAGGTGGGGCGGAAGAAAAAATAAGGGATTGCGAGTCATTCTCGGACTGAGTGGGAGTGCGATTCCCTTCCTGCTTTATCTGCTTACTAATCGAGTGTTCGGCATTCTCTATCGGCGCGTCCCCAATAGACTTTTGATTTGCATCAAGATCAGGCGTGAATTTCCCTGCTAAACCAGGGTATTTTCCAATCAAAGAGACAGGAAACTTGATTAAAGAGCTAATCGCTCTTAAAAACTCATCTCGTAAGCCACGGATCAGGATATTTGCGGCGGCATTCTGATCGGCGTGAGCTTCGTAACCACAGCTAGTGCATTTAAACTTTGATTGACTAACGCGGTTAGCTTTATCAATATTACCACAATTGAAGCAAGTTTGTGAAGTATGTTTAGGATTAACTCGGATCACTTTTTTGCCACGTTCGTTAGCTTTATTTTTAATAAATGTGCGAAGTTGTCCAATAGCATTATCAAGTAATGCCTTATTTAATCCAGACTTTCTTTTTTTGCCATTTTGTTTATAGCCATCGCCGTCTTCTCTTTCTTTAGGTTTTGCGGCGGCTGTCATGTTTTTTAGTTTTAAATCTTCTAAAATAACTGATTGATATTCGCTGGTTATTTTATGAGCTAATTGAGCATTTCTCCCTTTTCGCTGACGAGCTATTTTTTCATGAACACGGGCAAGTTTAGCGTAGGTTTTACGCTGATTATTAGAGTTATCTTTTTGCCTAGAAGCTTGGCGCTGTAATCGGTTAAGTCGCTTTTTCTGAATTTTTGCGTAACGTTTAGCTTCTGATTGTCTCCCTAAATCATCGGTAAATATTGCCACAGCACCCATATCTAAACCAACACATTTATCGGATTCTTTATAGATCGTGTCGTCAGTTTCGATAGTTAGCTGTAGATAATATCCCGTCGCTTTACGAGTAATTTTAGCCATTCGGGGAGCTTTCCCTTGCAATCGATCAAGTCCCCGTACTTTCAGTAATCCTATCTTTGAGGAAACAATAACTCCATTAGATTCAATCTTTATAGCTTCAGGTTGACCGTTAACAAGAGTCTCTACCTTATCCCGTCTTCCTTTAAACTTAGGAATCCCACGGATACCTTTTTTAGCGGCATCATAAGCAGGTTTAATCACACTTCTAAAAAAGCCTTTTTTAAACTCTGTTTCAATTTCACCGATAAATTTTGCTGTATCTTCTCGGAAATAAAAAGCAAGTTTCTGTCTATTGAGATAATTAATAGCATCCTTGTCAATATTTTCGGCATTCATAAAACGACGAATAGGAATAGCATCTAAGGGAGTATATTCTTTTCCGTTGCTTGTCTTTTTAAAATAGGCAATTTTACAGCAAGGATTGCCAATTAAAAGTTCTTTTTCTTTATCTTTAAGGGCTTTAAACTCTTTTTCGTCATAATCCCCAGAATAACTTAATTCCCATATTTCAGGGCTAAACTCATCAAATTTATGTTTTTTGCGATAATATCTTTGTTTTGATTCTTCCTTAAGTGCAATTGAAAGATTCCATAGCAACTTACACGCCGCAAAAGAACGGTTAATTTCTGTGATTTGTTCTTTGGTAGGATGTATCTTAAATTCCAAGACTTCCATAGAAGATTTTTCTTCTTTTTTTTTAGGAGTCTTTTTTACGATACTAAACCCTAGATGCCCATCTTTAGAACTAGGCGTTTTTTGAATTTGATACTCATCTACTTTACGCTTAACTTTACTTTCTTTGGCTTTCATGGATCGACCTTCTTTCATTTTTATTTAAATCTACCATAAGCTTTATAGAAATGTCAAGTAAGAAGTCTAAAGATTTTTTGGGATACCAGTCCCTGCATCAGAACCTATAGCCCAACCCTTATAAAAGTTAAAGGCGGTAGTATCAATATAAAGAGAAAACCCTATAGCTTCCCAGCATTCTAATAGCCTTAGTACATCAACAGTCTGAACCGTATAATTTGATCCTGTATTAGTAATAAGAAATTTTTCAAAAATTTCTGGGGCAACTAAAACAGAGCAATAGCTAGTATCGTTAAATTTACCAGATTTTTTGGCTAATTCAGAAGTAATTGCGATCAAAATCTCTTTTGTAAGTAATCTTTCTTGCGATATATTGCAACTATCTAAGTTAGTCCAAGCGGTAAATTTAACATAATTAGATCGGGGATTAAACATAACTTATAGTAGAAAAAGGTGCTAAACTATATTTGACTAACTTAAATTTACTACAAGCCTACTAGAAATGTCAAGTAAAAATTATTATCCTCTTAACGTCCGTACATCAGAATCAGAAGAGAAAAAGCTAAAAAACTACTGTAAAGCCCAAAAGCGGTCAATAACCGAGGTAATCCGGGAATTGATTAGAAGTTTACCCGATAACTAATCAAGGGTGTTGTCGGGATAGCTAACACAAAAAGTGCCAGTTCACAGACTGGCACTTTTAACTTTATTTCCCAATTAACAGTTACTTGACGATTTTAGTGAAAAGAAAAAAATAGTTAAAGAGAGAGGATTAAAATAATCCTCTCTCTTTTTTAGTTTCCTGTACTGGCAGTCGTTGTTAGATTGTAATTAGATTGTAGATACTCTTATTAACAATGAAACCCTTACAGGGATTAGCTTTTACGCTTTGTTAATACTGTTAACACCATTCTCCGATGTTATTTTTTTACGCTCTTACTGCTGAGGCTGTCTTGCCCCTTTACCCTATTTTCTTTTTTCCTCTATACGGCATCAACGGCATCAACAAAGTTTAAAACCTATATATATCAAGACTTCCATTGTTAATATCCTTATCTACAATTTATTAACGATAATAACTTAGTTCTTCTGTACTATTATCTTTTTGTAAGTTTTTTGCAAGTTTTTTTTAAAAAATGCTTGACAATTCTAGCAATCTACTATAAGATTGTATTAATTAAATTTTAGAGGAGAGATGCTTATCACCCATATCTCGGTAGATTATAGCCAGAAAGTCAATCTTGGTAACTTTGAGTCCGTGAATGTAAGTATAAATATTCATGGGAAACCAGAAGACGACGAAGATGCTGATGCTTGCTATGAATTTCTTTTAAATCAAGCACAGCGAGTAGTTATGTCAAAACTTCTGGAAGTAACAGAGGCTCATGATGTCACTTGCCCAAGTGTGGTCAAGTATTTTGCTGGTAAAGAAACAGACGAGTTTCCTTCCTCTTATAGATTTAGCGACCCTAGCGACCTTCCTTTTTAGGAGTAAAAACAATGCCTATAAAATCTTTGACAACAAGACAAGCCCGGTTCCTTAGACTGGGTATAATTCGCAAAGGGGGAGAAAAAAAAGAAAACCCTAAAAGACCTGGCACTCTAATAAGCGGAGATGATTTAGAATATTTTCGCATTGATTCTGATATTCAAGGAATCAACGAAAAATTTACCGCTATTTACGGGAAAGAACCAAAGCAATTAGATTGCTTGTTACCTTTTCCTTATACAGACCAAGTATTTCCTTGTTGGATGGAACAGTGGAATGATAAAGATTTAAAAACCTCTGGGTTAATGATTCGGTGCGACGAGGAAAAGCAACATATCTACCAACAAGCTGGCAAAATGATTGCCACTAATCCCATCCCGTGCAAACGACAACAAAATCCTGACGGAAGTTATTCAGGGTGTAAATGCAAGCAAGTTGGGCGATTGCAGATTGTTTTACCTAAATTAGGTGAACTAGGATACTTTGAAGTCGAAACCCATTCAAAGTGGGATATTATCGGACTAACAGAGCAACTACTAGCTATTGAAACATCGGCTGGTAGTTTGATTGGTATCCCTTTTCTATTAGAACGCGGGTCAAGAGAGCTATCTTATCCCTTACCAGACGGAAAAAGGGGACGAAAGACTTTTAGTCTTTTATCAATCCGTGTTCACCCTAGCAGAGCGTCTCAAGTTCTAGAAGTCATTGAAACAAAAGCCTTTCAACAATTTACGGGAAATGTAGAACCTGTCAGAACTCTAACTCCTGCGTCAACGGGAAACGTAAAATTGTTCAACGCTTCGCAATCACTGTCAGAGGATCGCAAGCAGGCTGGAATTACTTGGGCTGTAAATCAAGGATTACCTCAACCAGAAGCTTTGCAAATCGCCCAACAAGCAACCTCTGAAAAAGAATT